CTAGTACTACACCAATTGCACCACCAGTACCAATCCATGGGATACTTGGCCACCCCTTATCAACCACAAATAATACAACGGCAACTTCTCCGATTGCCATCCCATAACTAGTTAGAATAGCCCACCAATAATATCCACATACCACATTTTGAGATTGAAATGCACGAAGAAATACTAATATTGCAGTAACTATGGTTAATATTATCATCGTTTATCGTATGTTTCAAAGATAGCAATAAAAACCAAATCTTCATTACCATTATTATATACTTTATGAAATGCACCATCTGGTATTAATACAATATCTCCTGGTGATACATTATATGCATTTTGACCTACTTTTATTGTACCAACACCACTAGTAAAATGATATATTTCTTCAACTTTTTCGTGTAAATGCCCTGTAGTTTCTTGATTTTTATGTAAAATTGTTTTAGATACAGTCAATCTTGATAATGAATTGTTATCTTCTAATATATAAGTATCATTATCTTTTATAATAATACCATTTAAATCAGATACACTTAACAGCATATTATTTACCATCAATAAAATGCTTAAATAATGCTTTGTGAATATCTCCTACACTAAGCATACCTACCAATGTTTTAGTACTATCTTCATTTTTGGTGGCTACTGGAATACGTCTAAATTTATTAGCAATCATTTTATTTAGAGCTTTGATAATAGGAACATCAGGACAAATACTAATCACATTAGTAGTCATTACAGATTCAACTTCATAATGTTCAATTTCAAAATATCGATCTTCCATTAATTGGAATGTATTATGTGTATATGTGTTATCCATAACATCATTGATACTTGGTGTAACTACACTAAGTACATCTTTTTCTGAAATAAATCCAATTAATTCACAATTTACTTTATCTTTTACTACAGGAATACCTGGTCTACGATATAAACACATATGTCCTGCGATATTTTGCAACGGTTCGCCTGGTGTTGCTGTAGTTAAACTCGTTACCATTACATCTTCTACTATCATATTATTATCCTTTTGATGTTAATTCTACAAGACAAGCTGACAAGTTGATTTCAGGATCAGCAACAAAACTATGATTTACTAACCCATTTCTAATAGATAAAATAGCTTTATCTTTTTCTCCATCAGTTTCACCCCAAAGATCAAGATTATCATACATCCAACGATATACTTCTTCCATATCATCAGGACGGACACTACTACACAATAACACTCTTGCTTCTTTAATTTTTCCATGTTTAAACAGGTCAACGGCTGTAAATCTATAATCAGCACTGCCACCTTCATCACCCTTTGGGTTTTCAAGTGTTCCGTGAGTACTATTCATTTGACACATATTTAAACATTTTCGCAAATCAGGATATGTTGCTTTTACATAATTATCCAATGTATCAATATCAAATGCTACATTTTCATCAAGAAGAATTTGCGCGACACGCGCAGTAAATTCGGTTTGATCTATTTTTTCTATATGAAACCCTTGGCATCTACTATGCAATGCTGGAATAATTTTGTTTGGATAATTACAGGTTAGAATAAATCTAGCACTTGATGCATATGTTTCCATGACACCACGCATTGCAGCTTGTGCATTTGGACTAAGATAATCTGCTTCATCAAGCAATACTATTTTAAATTTACCAAATGGCATAGTAGATACAAATGTGGTTATTTTATCACGCACATCATCAACACTATTTTCACGACTAGCATTAATTTCTAAAACATCATATTCATCTACATCTAATTGTTTAATTAAAAGTTTTGCTAATGTAGTTTTTCCGATACCAGCTGATCCACTGAATAATAAATGCGGAATTGTGTTTGAATCAATCCATCCTTGTACTTGTTTTTTTTGTGCTTCATCACGAAATACATAATTATCAACCGTGTCTGGTCGATATTTTTCAGTCCATAATTCTTTCAATATGTTATACCTGTGTTAGTTTATCAATAATAATTTCTTGTTCCCATTGTTTCTCAAGATCCCCAAAATCAGGACATTGAGAAATCAATTTATCAAGTTTGTATTTTAACATAACTAAATCTCGCTTACAAGCGGATTGCACATACCCATCGTTGTATGGACTATTTGCTTCTATTACAATATCAGACAGCTCTCTTAATATATGTTTAAAATTTGTGATTTCAATCATTATGCGTTATGCATTGACCCGTAGATTCCGTGTGGATCAGTAGATACTGATTCCGAATCACTGAATGTGTTGTCAAATTGTGCATCATCACTAACTAATAATATATCATTATTATCTACACGTCTAATAGTAATCTCTTCATCACCTATATTAATTTTTACACCACGAGTCCATCTACCGTGTGCTATCAATACATATTGTCCAATTTGTACATCTGTTTGTTTAGGACCAATAGCATACACTTCTGCCCATCTCGGTCTAATACCTTCAGACTTCCGATCATCCCCGGGAATTACAATACCACCTTCTGTAAATCGTTCACTAAAATTCATATCTTTAACTAATATATGATCGTGCAATGCACGTAATTTAGTTACATCATACGTTTGTAATGTACTCATTAGATTTTCTTGACTCCTTTCTTACTTCGTGCTTCTTGTCGTGGTGTTTTAAGTTTTTCTTGTTCAACTTGTCTTGCTTTAGCAATAGCAGATGCTAATCCACCCTTAGCCTGTGGTTCTTCCTTTTTTGGTTCAGGAGTGACTTCTGGCTCAATTGTAAACTCGGCTTTATTATCATCTAATCCTGTAATTTCAGATACTTCTTCTTGAATATTTTGTTCTGCAACAATTTCAGGGGAAGCTGAACCACCCACAGGTGCATCAATTACCTGATTATTAATCTGTTTACGATATTGTTTATTCACTTGGCTATTACGACCTTGTACATTTTTATTGGCATTATCTACTTTATCACCCCTAGCATTAACACCCATATTACCAACAGCACGAACATTTTCGTTTTTTAATATTAAAGCACCAAGGTCAACTGTTTTACCTTGTGCAGTTCTATATACTTTCTGACTCATAAATTATTCCTCATAATATGCGTATTTAACGCAAAAACTCTTTCACATCTAAATTATAGTACATACTATCTATCTTATGTACTTCTAGTTTATATAATACATAACTTGATACACTAGACCCACGACCAACCCCCCATATAATATTATTTTCCTTCATAATATCAACAAGATATTTAAGATACTTCAACAAGTTAAACAAGTTTTTATCTTGATACAACAATAATTCCTCACCGCATCGTTGTAATTCTTCTTGGGTGTTACACAATGATAAAATATATTCAGCAATATCTAATTCTTTATATTCTTCTGGCATATACCAATTATTTTGATTTTGTTTATCAAAACCTTCAATAGATAATTGTGGTTCTGAATATTGTCTAACTAAACTAATTTCTGCTATGGCATTAATAGAATCAATATCTATATTGTTGGTTAAGAAATTACTACCATCAATTCCATTCATTATATTACTGAATATATCATCTTCAGAATATATTTGTTGTCCGAATTTATTAGTTATCATGATATATTGATTTTATCGGAATGGTCATCTTGACCATTCTTAGTAATTTCATCAAGTTTAATCTTTAGTGCTTCGTTGTGTGTTTCTAATACCATTTGTAATTGGCTAGATAATTGCCAATTACCAGTTTGATTTGCAAAATTAAGTTTACTTAAAATATCTGATATTTTGCTCTGTAATTCATCTAATGGTAATTTAGCAATTTCATTATGGTTTAGAAACGGATGTTCCATTTATAGATCACCTTGTTTTCTATTTTCACTAAACCAAGATTCAAATTCACCACCTGGATAACGTGCTTCTAATTTACGCACATTCTCGTTAATAACTTCATTGGGATCAAGATTTAATGCACGACAAGCATTCACCCAATACCACATAATATCTCCAAGTTCTCTCTTCATATGAAAACGATTATCTTCGTTGAATTCTTTTCCTTGAAAAAAAATCTTTTTAATTACTTCTGTAAATTCACCCGATTCAGCAGACAAACCTAATGATGATGTTAAAAGTAATGGAAGATTAAACTCTTGTATATTTAATGTTTCCAAACGTGAATAAAATTCATCA